CGAGCTATATCTATCCCATTAGCATCTATGAAATTTGATAATACTAATATTGATCTACCTATGAATCCATATTTGTTAGGTGCATTATTAGGTGATGGATCATTTAGAGAGAATTTTGGTATCAGCTCAGCTGACCAATTTATTTTAGATAAGATATCATCATTATTAGATAATGCTTATATTTTACATCATAATAATAATTATGATTATTCATTTAAGTTTAAAACACCTAAAATACATGCGGTTGCAAGATCGAATTGGATGAAACTTCATCCAAAAAATCAAAATGGTAAATTAGTAAAAGGTTTACCTTATCCTACTTATCATAAATATAAAGCAATAATCAATGACTTAGGATTAAAAGGTACATATAGTCATACCAAATTTGTACCTCAGATGTATCTTAATGCTGGATATCACCAGCGTATTGAAATGATACAAGGTTTATTAGATACTGATGGATATGTTAATCAAAGAGGTTGCATTAGTTTTACTACTACAAGTAAACAACTTGCTGAAGATTTTGCATATTTAATACGAAGTGTTGGTGGTATAGCCAGACATACGCATGGAAAAAATAGAACATATAAATATAAAGGAGTTGTAACTCCTTGCAAAGATTGCTATAATGTATCTGTTTATCATCCAACTCCATCTATTTTAGTAACTCTTCCTAGAAAATTACAATTAATAGAAAAAAGAATTAAACGAGTAGCTAATAATAAGTTATTTGGTTTGGCAAGAAAAGCATTATTAAATATAATTGATATTAAAAAGGTATCAACAGAACCAGTTAGATGCATTATGATTGATCATCCAGATCATTTATATGTGACAGATGAATTTGTAGTTACTCATAATACTATTGTTACCGCATCATTAAGTATGATAGCACAAAAATATGGTAGAACAATAATTATCGTCCCGAACAAAAATTTAGTCCAACAAACAGAAGAAGACTATCGCAACATAGGATTAGATGTAGGTGTATTATACGGAGATAGAAAAGAATATAACAAGACGCATACAATATGCACTTGGCAGAGTCTAAATATATTAGATAAAAAGAATAAAGATGCACTAGACGAAAATCAATTTGAAGTGTTTATGGATAACATCGTAGCAGTTATTTGTGATGAAGTTCATCTAGTTAAGAACACCAATGTAATTCATACGTTGTTAACGACTACGTTTGCAGGTATTCCAATTAGGTGGGGATTAACAGGGACTATACCTGAAGAAGAATATAATCAGGTAAGTTTGTATAGTGCTATAGGACCTGTTATTGGAAATCTAACAGCTAAAGAATTACAAGATGCTGGTCATTTGGCACAATGTCATGTTAATATGATACAAACAACTGAGACAGTAGTGTATAGAACTTATCCAGAAGAATTAAAATATCTAGTTACTAATCCAATACGATTAGCTTGGTTAGCTAAGATGATCAAAGATATAGCATTAACTGGCAATACATTAATTCTAATTGATCGTATTGAGACTGGCAAAATTTTACAAGAATTGATACCAGAATGTGTTTTCATTAGTGGCAAAATGAAAGCAACTGATCGTAAAGAACATTATAAAGATATTAACTTAGATAATAATGCTATAATGGTTGCTACGTATGGCACCACATCAACTGGTATTAGTATTAATAGAATTTTCAATCTTGTGCTAGTTGAACCCGGGAAAAGCTTCGTAAGAGTGATACAAAGTATTGGTAGAGGATTACGTAAGGCAGATGACAAAGACGCAATATCAGTGTTTGATATTTCTAGTAAATGTAAGTTTTCTAATAAACATATGCTTAAACGAAAAAAATTTTATGACACGGCGGAATACCCCTGGACACTTAATAAAATTACTTATTAATCATGTTTATAGAAAATAAATACAAACTTTGGTATTTCAATATAATATATCACGCACAAAATAGACAACTTAACAAAAATATATATGTTGAGAAACATCATATCATACCAAAATGTATGAATGGTGATAACTCTATAAACAATATTGCTGTATTAACAGCAAGAGAACATTTTATTTGTCATAAGTTACTAATAAAATTTGTTATTAGTAATTTTCATAAAATAAAAATGAAACATGCATTAGGAAAATTTGTTCAATGTAATAGAAATCAAAGAAGATTATTAACTTCGCATCAATATGAATCAGCACGTAAAGCAATAATAGAAGCCAGAACTGGTCAGAAACATACCATTGATTCACGAAATAAAATGAGTATTACCAGAAAAGGTAGAATACCGTGGAATAAAGGAAAGAAAGGATCACAAGTAGTTACTGAAGAAATGAAAATTGCCCGAAGCATCAGACTGAAAGGAAAGACATTTACTGATCGATTTGGTGAAGAGCGCGCTCAATTAATAAAACAACAAATAACGAATAGTAAACTAGGTAAACCATCAGGTATGTTAGGAAAGAAACACAGTTTAGAAACAAGATTAAAACAATCTAAACCAAAACAAGGAAGTCCTCATATTAGACTGATATGTCCTAATTGTAATTTACCTGATAAAACACCTCGACATATTAGATTATATAGTAAATTAGACAAAATATCTTACACATAACAGTGATTTATTTCATCAGTTGGTTCATTTTATTATTAAATAATAATACATTTATAGTAAATTGTATTAATTAGGAAAATAAAATTAAAATACTCACCAATGAAAATAAAACATACGACTTGAATAAAATACCTGACCATACCAATGACATTCGGTATTGTGTTCTTGACTATAGTGATCAAGCAAACATAGACTATTATTTTATGCCGTTAGTGTTCTTAGAAAGTTTTAACAGTCCGTGTGTTGATATTAAGATAGGACCATTCAATATACAAATGCCATTGGATTGGAGCGTTGTAATTGGAGATATTAATCTTGGTGAATTAGAAGTTATGCCATTAATTTACTTAAATGATAAAGACTTTGACGTATTTGCAATCAATCCCATAAGTGGTTATATGCCCAGATACTTAAAATTTGAAATATTAAACATTTGGGCAGATGTTAAATGGTATTTCCCTAAGTTAAAGAACGGACATTTACTAGCCGTTCCATTACAAGATACTACGGCGCCATTGTGCGCCTTATTCATTAAAGACATTGGAAAAATTCCAGAGTGTCTTGATATTAGACAGATTTTTTAATGTTGAATAAATGAATCTGAATCTAAACTTTTCTTTATAATAGCAAGCTCTGGCCATCCTGTATTCTTTAACTTTTTAATAGTAGGATCATCCATTGATGTTATAAACCCTTCTTTAACAGCTTCTAATACACTTCTCATTATTGAATATTTGCACGTTTGTATCGCATTTGGTGACGGATGTTTAATATAGAATAATAATGATCCATCTTTCTGTAATGCAGCAATTTGTTCTTCTTCTGTTGGATCTGTAATATATACAATAGCTGACGAAGTCTGTTTTATAGCTGCTAATCTAACTGCATCGGTTGGATTTTTTATATAATGTAATGTAAGACCGTTTTTGTTTACTGCGGCCAATTGAACAACCTCCGATGGATGTTTGATATATTTAATGTGATATGGCGCCATTTCAACGGTGGCGACTTGACCATCAATAGTTTTAATATCAGTAAAATCACCTAATCGCATCTTTTATTTAGTAGTATTTAGAAAAGCAGACCCCTCAGATCACTTCAGCTTTCTGAGGGGTTGCTCGAGTCTGCTTGATTTCACTCAAGCTAGCTTTATATTACTGGCTCTGGATAGTAGCAAAAGTTGGTCCTTGTAGTGGAACACCTGTTAATACCCATTTATAACTATTACCATTAAATGTATATGCTAATGAATCTGTAAGTTTAGCCAGATTAAAGGTAGTTCCTGTATCTACTATAAACACGTTTGGATTACCAACGTAGTTAGCACCTGCATCAAGCAATGTAAGACCAGTTACGTAACCAGCAGCATTTACTACAGATACAGCCGCTGCTGCGCCAGAACTAAATTCAACTATTGGTGATCCGTTGTATCCTGATCCAGTTGCTTTCACATATAGTGAACTCACTGAATACGTTGGAGTTATTGTTGCACCGGTACCGTTTGCACTTCCTGTAACTGCCGCTGGACTAGATGGTGCTGCGCTATAATCACCTTCGTTTACAGGACTTATTATACTAATGCCCCATCCAAAATTGAACGTTGCACCTGATGCATTAGTATTAGTTACTGTTTGTGAAGTTGGTGTTACCGCATTTGGTGGTAATGTGGTACCAGTGTATTGGCCTGACGATATTATTGTTACGTTAGTAACAACGGCACCAGATACTGCTGTTACAACCAAATTTGCTGATTGATTGTAACCTGATCCTGAGAATAAGAAATAATCTCCTAATGTATAATTTGTACCACCTGCTTGTACTCCAAAGGTGCGTATAGTAACAGCATCAACGACAACATTTGCCTGAGCATTGCCAGTGTAAGTACCACCAGCTAGATGTAGTATCTCACCTGGCTTGTAACTAGTTGTAGTACTAAATGCACCAGAGTTTGTTACAGTTGCACCAGTTACGCCTACGTTTGCATTTCCTACGGCACCACTGCCAATGGCACCGAATGGAGTAACACTAATATTACCTTGACCAGCCTGCAATATTGGTCCATCGACCAAATAAACCTGGCCTCCTGCTGTTACACCGTTACCAGCGATTGGGGCCATAACATAACTTGTTGAGCCTCGTTGCTTGACAATGTAAGATGGTCGCGGCTGACTATCACCTGCAACCCATGCCTGACCTGTAATAACATAGCCGGCAGTATTTACGTTTCCTATATAATTATTATTAATCGGTCGTCCCATTTGTTTTCTCCTTTATGCCGTTCTAGGGCTACGAGGTGGGTACCCCATAAGTCCGCATAATTGCGGCACCTAAACTTCATAACAATATTTATCCATCCAATCTATATAAGTTATAATATGGCTAGAACTTGTAAAAAAGTTGACTTTGTAATATAATATAATAGTGGAGAATGTTGTATGGCAATTAAAGAATATAAATTAGACATGTTTAAAAGGGTATTGCCTGCTTTAGATAAGGGTGACAAAACTTTTTATAATGGTCTAACAGATGAAGAGAAGAAGGGTTACGTACCTCTTGTATTAATGAGGGCAATGAGTAGTCTTGGTGAACAGAGCCCTAATATAGCCACTAATATATTATTAGTTAACTACATTGTTAATATAGGATTTTGGTCATTATCTAAGCATCCAGAATTATTACATTTATTGTTGTGTATAACTAGTCTTGGAAGTAAACAATATCATCCTTGGATAACTGCGAAAGGTAATTCAAGTAAGACTAAAGAAATAGATGCATTCTTAATGGAATTAAATCCTGATATGAATGTAGATGAGTTAAACATTATGCGTATGCAGCATGATGCAAAAAGTATTAAAATTTTAGCACAAGATGCTGGTAAAAATGATCGTGAAATTAAACTGTTAGTTGAAGATGCCAAAAAAATCAGTTAAAAAATCAGTTAATCCAACGGTATCGAAAGTGTTACATGTTTGTGAATTTTGCAAACGTGGATTTCATACCGAGCTTAATTTCATAAGCCATAATTGTGAAAAGAAACGTAGATGGTTTAACAAAGAAGAACCAATATCTAGATTAGCTTTCATGGCATGGGCTAGATTCTATGAGCTTAATAGTAATTTTGTTAAGAATGGAACTAAGAAACAAAGCTTTAGAGAATTTATGGATAGTAGATATTATACATCATTCATGAAATTTGGTAATCATTTAATTAATTTAAACGTTTTAGAACCAAATAAATTTATCGATTATGTTATCAAAAATAATCTTCGATTGAATAATTGGACCCATGATATTGTTTATGAGAACTATATTACTGAACTACTTAAAAGCGAAGCACCAGAATCTGCACTAGCTAGGAATATAGAGTTGATGCAAAAATGGAGTCAACAAAGTGGAGAACCGTGGTATGACTTTTTTAGAAAAGTTAGTCCAATGCAAGCTGTAGCATGGATTCAAGCAGGACGCATAAGTCCTTGGGTTTTATATAATGCAGACAGTGCCGAAATATTAATAGATAGATGTGGACCAGAACAGATAAGTATGATACAAAAATATGCAAAAATACCACAATGGAAAATTCGATTTAATCAGAACAAAGAAAGTGCCGATTGGATACGTGTTACCTTGAGACAGGCAGGATTATGACAAAGACATTAAACGAAGACGCATCGGACATATATGGTAATGACGTAGAAGATGATTATTTGGTTGCTGATGAAATCGAAGTACTTAAGCCATCTCTTATTAATATCAACACGGTTACTAAAGGTTTAGTAACCACAATGAGTATAAATGGTAAAAATGTTGAACTTGTAAGTCCGTTATATATAGTAGAAACGCAACGAGTTATAGCAATTTTAGCAGACAAGATAGATAAGCTTGAAAGACGTAGCTCTATGTTAAGTAATACGGTTAATAACCTGACACGACAACTATCGAGTGCCAATAGACGAATAGATGGAAAAATTGATCGTGGATAATCGAGGAGACATAGATTTGGATTTTGCCGATAGGAATAACGCATTAGAAGGATTGCCTCATATTCCTGCTAGCATTATAAAAGATGGAAAAATTGTAAAGCATAATACTGGTGTGTATTTTCATGCAGTACCCATTGATCCCGTTACAGGATATTGTAGTTTAGATTATGAAGTAGCCGAAGAACGTGGTATGTATAAACTAGATTTTCTAAATGTTAGTATATATACAATGGTAGATAACGAACAACATTTACTTGAATTGATGGAACGGCAATTAGATTGGAAGGTATTTGAAGACCCTAAGTTTGTTTCAAATCTATTCCATCTTGGAAACTATGGTGAATTGACAGCCATACTTAAACCAAAAAGCATCAATGATATAGCAATGATACTTGCATTAATACGACCAGGTAAAAAGCATTTACAAGATCGCTGTATTCGCCAAGGATTTGATAGCATTGAAAAAGATATTTGGATTCATGGCGACGATCAAGCCTATGGTTTTAAGAAAAGTCATTCGCTGAGCTACGCAATGCTCGTATACATCCACGCGAATCTTCTAATAGAGAAAAATATTGCAAGTGATAATTTAAAGTAATATAATATCTCTTTAAAGAGATATTTAATGAGCAAACCAAAAGGAAGTAAGAACAAAATACCGAGTGGAATAACATATCCACGAAAATGTTTGTATTGTGATTATATGTCAAATAATCCATCTATGTATTATTATCATAATAAAACGCATGACGAAATTCCAGAAGGAAAATTATGTGATCATGGTTGTGGTCAATTAGCAACAGTAATTAATACACATGGAAAATATACATGTTTACCTATAGCTCAACATTGTCCTAAATATATAGAGATACATTCTAATAGAATAAAGAAACAATGGGAAAATGCAGATGAACGAAAAGAGCAAACTAAAATTTCATTAATAAGTAGATTACATAATGATGAAAATTATAAGAAAATTAAAGAAACTCTTAAGAAAAAATTTGGAAAAATAACAGTAGACCAAATTATAGAATATCGGCACTATGCTAGAAAAGCCCATTCTAATGCACAACAATGGGCTAGATAAAACAACATTGAATTAGGAAAACAAACTTATCATGTAGATCATATTTTTAGTGTATGGGATGCATGGAAAATTAAACTTCCATTTGAAGTATTAAATCATCCTGCCAATTTACAAGTATTAACAGCTAAACAAAATAATATTAAAGGTTATAAAAGTCATCAAACTCTTGATGAATTGATGGAGAAAATATCGAAATTTATCGGTTGATTTATCCGTACAGAAATGCTAAAGTTATAGCATAAGAATTTCAGGAGCAGTAAATGCCTATTAGACAATTGAAACTTTCGACTGAAACTACTATGTTTGGTACCAACGTCAAACTAGTTAGTAAAGACAAAACAAAGTCATATGATGTTGGTAAATTGATCAATTTTGATCCGAAGCAGAAGCTTGCAAAGAAGCCATTGAAGGATGGTTATTTGTTTCGTAGTCCGAAATTGAAACCAGAAAATCTTGCAGAAATTTGGCCTACTGTAGAAGGGTTTGATGGAGAGGCTTCATTTGCTGCAAATATCGATATGAAGTCAGAAGAAGTCACAGCATACATGAAGATAGCTGATAAGATGGATGCGACTACGTTTGCATTCACTCATAGCTTGTTTGAAAAATGGAGTGACGAGAAGGAAGTCGCTGCTGTTGAAAAGAAAAAGCAGAAAAAGAAGCTTTCAAAGCTTACCGTCAATGCTGATGGTAGTATGCAAGTTCAAGTTGAAATTGAAACCCTCGATACTCCGGATCCACAATGAACAATCATGTAGAAGCGTTGCAGATTGCCCGAGAACTACTTGTGAAAGGTTGGACTAAAGGCGCTTATGCAAGAGCTGCTGACAATACACCAGTATCGTTTGCAAACAAAGATGCATTCGGTTGGTGTATGGTCGGAGCTTGTTATAAGGCTAATGGGTTATTGAATATCCGTTTCCTTGAATGTAATGGCCTTCAATACCTGTGGAAAGCTGTCAAATTAGGCAATGAACCGGAGCTAACTCATTGGAATGATGCTCCGGGTAGAACACTAGATGATGTATTGGCTGTGTATGATAAAGCAATTGAATTGGCTATAGGAGAAGAATGAAAATTTTTGTTGTCTGCCCAGACAATTGGGTTGAAGGTCTTGGTGAACCTGAGTTTGCGTTTTGGACTAATGAGGAAGCGGAAATTTATGTTGATCAAATTATCGCCAAGCAGAATGCTGAGATGAAATCTGGGACCGATTATGAAAAAAAATGTGTTGAGCTTGATCCTTGGGATCATAGTAGATTCAGAATTACAGAAGTTAATATTATAGACAACTAATTTTATAACGTTATGATAGATTTCTAATAAGCTGTATCGTTCTTCTTTTTAGTCTCTTGTTAATCAGGTCTTTTAAATTGACAATAGGACCTTGTATTATTGTAGTGTCTTTTCTGGCGAATGTTTTTAAATGGTTTCGATAGGGCCTAAATCTATCTCTTAGAAACATGTTAATTGGTATGGTGCGGTTACTTTCCCACCACCATGTTTCACCACATTCTAAAAAATTTCTCTTCATTTCGGCTGTAAAGCTTATATCCATGATATAAATGCTCACAAATAAATTGTCGGCATGTTGTATTATGCCTAAGTGTTCAGTACCCAGATGACTTATTATTGTGAGGAATGGAAATTTTTCTTGAACTAATTTATACGAAGGTTTATCAATCATATTTCAAATCTTGCAAATTACTGATGGCATATTCCATCATATGCCATACTTGCTAACAATGCAGCAGACAAAATTTATTTATCACTGTATTTTACATACTTTTTAAGTATTTAGGATAACCAGAAATTACATAATAAATAAGTAAATGAGTATAATTTTTCTCTACAAGTTTCATGAATACATCAGTCTAGTGAAATATGACCCAACGATTGATAGGATCAACATGCCTAACGTTCAATACAACACAAAAATATATAAAGGTGTTTCTAATAACATTGATTTTATTATTAGAAACAATGACAGACGACCTATAAAGCTATTCAATAATACTTTACAGGCGCAGATACAACGAGCTGACCGTGTGAGTATTGGACCTACGGTTAAACTAATGAATTCACCAGAAGTTCTACTTAAGAAGTATTGTACTATAACTGATGAACAGCAAGGTAAAGCCAGACTTACATTACATAATGATGATATTCATACTTGGTCTCCGGGATATTATAGATATGTAATACAGATGTTTGATGATGAACAAAATGGCGAGTATCTATATACTGATGTTGACAAAAATACATTTGGTAGTTTTGAATTAATGGAAGGGGTTGTAAGTAGTCTACAGCCTGCTATAGAGATATATGAAAATCAATTTACTCCAACCCCAGTTGATTTATACGATTATACAATTTGGGTAACTGGCGCATACCCAGGAGATGCTCAAATTGGAAGAGCAAATGGAATGCATAGCATTGCTGTTTATCAAGAAAATTGGACTGGTAAGTTTTGGGTAGAAGGAAGCTTAACAGTTGATGCACCATTGCCAACTCAATGGTTCAGAATACCATTGACTCCTACAACTGAGTTTTATGAATTTAATCGAACTAATAATTGGTGTGGTCCTGCACCATTTAATCTTACTATAAATGCGTATTGGATAAGGTTTATATTTAGACCAGATATCTCCAATACTGGTAGATTTCTTAGGGTATTGTTCAAGAACTAATTTTAATTAGTATTCAAGGCCAAAGATATTAGTAATAATATCTGTCTCGAATTTTTCCTGATTCAACGATACATAACTAGATATAATTTGATTTATATCCCCATTAGAGGCATCTCCACAGGCGTAATTTCCCTTCTTGACAAAGGTAATATTTTTTATATTAATTGCTGCATTTAGATCACGATCAATTGACATTCCACAATTAATACAATCATATGTTCGAATATTTAAAGGTATTTTCTGTATATTTCCACAATGAGAACAAATTTTACTACTGGGATAAAATCGATTTACATTGACTACGTTAGTTTTATAGTCTAATAATCGAATTATTTGATACCAACTTGCTCGAGATATTTTCTTAGATAAATTGTGATTTTTCATCATGCTTTTTATATTCAAATCTTCTATTGCAACACCAGAGTATTTCTTGGCTATCGAAGTACTTATCTTATGTGCATTATCAATTCTTGCAAATCTTATTTTTGTATAAGCTGCTCTTAATTTTTTAATTTGTTTTAATCTGTTTTTACTTCCTTTTTTCTTTTTTGATAATTTCTTTTGCTCACTATCTATTTTTTGTTCTTTTTCGAATAACTTAGGGTGTAAATTAAAAATTTCATTATTTGATGTAATAATGAAATTTTTAATTCCTAAATCAATACCAATTGTATTATTTTGATCTAATATTGGTTTTATTTCTTTATTTGATTCAACTAATACAGAACAATACCAATTATTACCTTCATATTTTATAGTAATTGATTTCAATTTTCCTTTTAGTTTACGTGATTTCTTCCACTTAATTTTACCTAATTTTGGAATAATTACATTTGTTTTAGTCCATTTAATTTGGTTATTAGTCTGTGGTATATAAAAAGATAATAATTTATTTTGTTTTTTTGGTTTAAATTTAGGAAAACCCAATTTTAATTTATATGATCTTTTAATTGTAATATCTAATTGTTTGCAAGTATGTTGCAAAGTGCATGCTGGTACTTCTTGTAAAAATTGTTGTGACTGTTTTAATTTAGGTAATAATTTACTCATTTCAAAAAAGAATATAAATTTCTTCTCTTTATTGTATTTTTCTATATTTTGTTCAAGAAAATAATTCCAAATATATCGATTGATATGAGACCAAGAAATTAAAATTTCCTCTTGCTCTTCTGTTGGATATAATCGAAATTTGTATGATAAAAACATTAAATATATTTTAGTATAAATTATTTAAATGGTCAATGGTATTGTATAAAAATTAATTTGCACTATAATAAGTTATGTCTTTAATTTATGATTTAATTACAGCACATTTGCCAATGCGACGCAAAACAAGTGTACTAGGATGGATAAATTTTAATTCAATTTGTTGCCATCATAGAGGTCATAGGCACGATACGCGATCTCGTGGAAATTTCTTAATACAAAATACAGGTGTGATAATATACAATTGTTATAATTGCGGATTTAAAGCTAAATTTGATACTACGTCGCTTAGTGAAAGTTTCGAATCATTAATGTTTTGGATGGGTATATCACGTGAAGATATAAGCAAAGTCAAATTAGAGTTATTAACCAACAAAATAAATGGTATAGACGTAGTTATTGACAATATACCTATTAAGTTTGCAAATGAATTTCATGAAATATCTTTACCAGATGGTGCCGTGCCGTTTGAAAGTGTGGTTGAGGAAGAAGATATACCTGAATCATTTATGAATGTATTCGGTTACATGATGTCTAGAGGTAATGTAGTTGCAAATGGATGGGATTATTATTGGAGCCCCAAAACAAAATACAGTATGAATAATAGGGTAATTATCCCATTCTATCAAGCAGGTAAAGTAGTTGGATGGACAGCAAGATATGCAGGTATTCCACCTAAGGGTAATCCTAGATATTTTAACAGTGAATTGCAACCAGGATATTTGTTCAATTGTGATATACTTAATAATACAACTAGAGAGTTTATATTATTAGTTGAAGGTCCATTTGATGCTATAGCACTATCATGTATTGGTACATTAGGAAGTGAACTAAACAAGGCACAAATAGCCTGGTTAAATAGCACATACAAGACTAAGATAGTATTACCTGACAGACAACGTAAAAATCAAGGATTAATTGATGCTGCATTAGATAATGATTGGTGTGTTAGTTTTCCTGAATGGGAAGATGATGTTAAAGATGCAGCTGATGCATCACGAAAATATGGTAAACTTTTTTCGTTACGAAGTGCTATTGCTGCAAGAACGACGAGTAAATTGCAAATTGGAATTAAAAGGAAGATGTTCAAAAAATAATGCAAATAACATATGTAAAATGTAATATAGAATGCAAGCTACGGAAGTTAATAAAATATGGCACGTAAAGAAGACGCACAAGACAACATAGACTATTCGGCAGATAAGCAAAAACTCTTAATAGATATTATGTTGAGTAGTGAAGAGATTTTTACACGCTGCCAGAATATAATAAATCCAAAGTATTTTGATAGTAAATTGCGTGCTCCAATGAGGTTTATACTTGAGTATGCTAATAAGTATCATACTCTGCCTAAGGTTGAGCATCTCAATGCTCAGCATAACCTTGGTTTTATGATAATCGATAATATTACGATACAACATCAAGATAGTTTTCTAGATGAGATAGAAGGATTTTGTAAAAATAAAGCAATAGCATTAGCTATTACAGATAGCGTTGATTTAATAGAGAAAGGTAATTATGGAGAAGTTGAACGATTAGTCAGAGAAGCAATTCTGATTAGCTTGCAAAGTGATTTAGGTACTGATTATTTTAGTGATCCTAGGGAGAGATTAATGCGAGTTAGAAACAGAAATGGACAAGTATCAACCGGTTGGAAGACAATTGACGACAAGTTATATGGCGGAATTAATAGGGGAGAACTTAGTATATGGTGTGGTGGATCTGGTGCAGGTAAGAGTCTGTTCTTACAGAATCAGAGTTTATATCTAATTAAACAAAATCTAAATGTAATTTATATAACACTTGAATTAAGTGAAGAATTAACCAGTATGCGTATGGATAGTATGCTGACCGAATACGGTACTAAAGAGATATTCAGAAACTTAGACGCCGTAGAAATTAAAGTTAAACAGGCAGGATTTAATTCTGGCCTACTTCATATCAAGCAGATGCCACAGGGTAGTAATTGTAATGATATCAAGGCATATATTAAAAATTATGAAATTGTAACACAGAAGAGACCAGATGCATTAGTAGTTGATTATCTTGATTTATTGTATCCAACTAACAAATTGATCAATCCGAGTGATTTGTATATTAAAGACAAATATGTAACTGAAGAACTTAGAGGTTTAGTAGTAGAACATAATACAGTAGGTATTACAGCAAGTCAGTTAAATCGAAGTGCGGTTGCAGAACAAGAACATGATCAAAGTATGATTGCTGGTGGACTCAGTAAAATTCAAACAGCAGATAATGTTATGAGTATATTTGCAAGTTCTGCTATGAAAGAGCGCGGACAATATCAAATACAATTTCTTAAGACCAGATCAAGTAGTGGTGTTGGGAGTAAAGTGTATTTGGGATTTGATCCCAATACCTTAAAGATATTTGATTTAGATGAGGAGGCTCAAGCAGCCGCTAATGGAGTAGCCAATGGAGCAGAAGTATTTGATGAATTACGAAGAAAGAATAATAATATAGTTAAGAAATCACCCGTACCAGCCGGAGCTTCTAATGTAACAACCAGTGCTGCGAAATTAGACAGTCTACGTAATTTAATACGTAGATAACTTAACTAGCTTTATGTATTCTACGTAATTGGCTTAGCACTTTGCTAGTTGTGCTAGCATCAGCAGCTAATAACTTATAAAATGCAATAGCTAATTCTCTAACTTGTGGTTGGTTGCTTGGTATTTTACCTGCTTTTAATGCATTGAATGCATTAACAAATAAGCTTGTATTGTCAATACCTAGCAATCCTGCAAGGTTTTTAACAGCTACAGAACCTTCAAGTTTTTCTGGTTCTTTCTCATGAGTCATCATATCATCAATACTAGCATCTGCTTGTGCGTCTGATGCTACATCAGTATCATTGCCGCTGTCATTGGCGTCTGCATCTGGGTCAGCACCATATGATTCTTCTTCTTCATCATCGTTTGGAGTAGAAGGCATATCAGCTTCATTGATTTTCTTTAGACTGTTTGATATTTTTCTCAATTCTTCTACTAAAAATTTCTGTTGCATGATATTGATCCTCTATATTGCTTAAGTATTTATAAATTATTGTGTTTTGGCTAAATATTCATACAGTTATAACAAAAGGTTGGCTCGTGGCCGATATTAAAAATTTCATTGACGAATTAGATAAAGTAATACCAGCTAAAAATAAGCATACTGTTATCGAGAATCGTGCATCCCATATTATTGCTAGTGCTGTGAATCTAGTGCATTTAATTAAAGAAAGTTATTCCGACGAGGATGCTGCTGATTTGATAAAGCGTTTATATCGAAGTATAGTAGCTGAAGACGAGAAAAAATTTAGTAGAAAGATCCGTGAACTGAGGAACAAAAAATGAGAGCCTTAGACTTTACTCAGGTTCAGCTTAATGAAGCAATTCCTATCCTCAATATATCAAGTTGGTTTGATCAGAAAGCTAAAAATAAAAGAGTTGGCGCGGCGCAAATCAAAAAATTTACGAATGAGCACGAAAATGCCTTTATGAATTTCATGGGATTGCAAAGAGTAGACTGGCCAACGGTGACTATGTATGTTATATATAGGTACCTGACATTAAAAATGAAACTAAAGAACAATGATGTAGTAAGTGTAGTTAACGAAGTATTACGTGATCTAATGGCTGATGCGAAAATAAAAACATTGTCATTAGAACAAATACAAGATGTTAATAAAGAACTTAAGGTAACAAATCTTACTAACGGTGCCCGCAATGCAGGACAAAAAATCGCAGAAATGATAATAGCGTCGGGTGCATTAAGACAATTAGAACGACATTGGGAAGATGAAGAAAAAGTGGATGATGAAGAAAAAATTGGTCAAGCTAAAACTCAAACAGAACCTGCAGCAACGTTTGGATTATCAAAAGAAGCTGTTGAAAATGCTATATCATTAATACAGCAAGGTGATGAACAAGCCGCCTTAACTATTCTACGACAATCAATTGGCGCATCTACTGCACAAAATAATACAAAATCTAAGGTAACACTTCAACAGGCCCAATCAACATCAAAAAAACAAGCCCAATCAGTGCCACACCCAACTCAACCTGATAAGGCGACACCTACGTCCAATGCTGATACAATACCGATTAAGATACCAGGAAGAAAAATTGAAAATTATCAACGTAAAGTTGATGGCGACAAACGTAATTGGATTAATACTGCAACAGGCACACCAGCTGGTCCGGGTTTAGCTAAAGAATTAGATACTGAATGGAATTCTCGTAATAACGGTAAATCTTTAGAAGAGTCTATCAGAAAACTACGTAAGATACTAGAAACAGCATCAAGTGGATCAACAGCATCTGGTAGTATAGCTAGTGTCGCTAATCCAATGGGTGCAACAATTTCTAGAACCCCTAATCTTTTTGGTTACGTACCATATCAATCTTCTGTAAAATTAAAAAAGCGTAAGAAACAACCTAAGAATACGTCTTAAACGCACCGTTTATATAAATAATTACGCAATAACAATTTTGCATATAAAGGAGAATTAATATGACAGATAGAGTAAATGGAGGCGTATTTGCTGGTGAATTCCTTACCGGTAATATGAACTTCTTCAGTTTTGCTACTACAGTTCCAGTTGGTCAGACCAACGTAACTACACCAGTAGAAGACTTGAATACATACCAGACTTACGAGACATTAGGCGTATGGACACCAGTAAGTGTAACTAACGCTTTTGGTGGTTCAACTACTTATAGTACACTAGATACATATCTAGATGCTTTCTATCAGCAGGTAAACTTAGACAACCTAATTGAAGTATTTGCTACTCGCGCAAATCCAGTTGCAATTAGCGTCAAGACTTTCCCAACTAGCATCAACGGTGCAACTGTAGTTGGTAACACTAGCGTTATATTCAGTCAGATGGGTTATCAGAATGCTATTAGTCCTACACCTACTAGTGTATTTGGTCAGGCATATTCAGTAAGTCCAACTATATACATTGTTAACATGGCAACTGAAAAGAGTTTGTTATGGACTGCAGGTAACGTAACTGGTAACTACAGCGGAACTCCAGCTAACAACACTAACGAAAATGGTTACAACATTCTAAGTAATAACCTATTGTACGGCGGAGTAGATGGAAGAATTGCGTTTGATAATCAGGATACACAGGTTATCAATGCGTCGTCAAATACAACTACATTTGCAACTAATAGTTACTTTGCTACAGCAAACACTGTTGCTCCATGGGTTGGAATTTGGGATGCTTCAGGAAGCACTGGAAACGTAAACGTAATGGCAAACCAGTTGTTCTTCGACGGTGGATCAAACCTAGCTTAATAGTTAGGTATTGTTACTTAATAATACAAAAGGGTGTCTTTCGACACCCTTTTTCATTTGAATAATTTTTGAAATAGTTTAAATTTTATGGTGTAACCAACTTCCGACGAGTTCCCCATTATAAATTTTATAAGTTGGCAGCATTTCTTTTACGGCTTTTTCAACACCGTTTGCATGACCTTCAACATAATCATGCCCACCTAAGTACCCTCCTTTTTTAATTTTAGGTAACCAAGCGATTATATCAGCCTTAACATATTCATATTCATGGAGTGCATCAATCCATACAAAATCTAAACTCTCATTAGCATATGATTTTGCTATTTCTGGTGTTACCCCAGATATTGGAGTAAAATATCCATCTGCTAGTTTCATTCTGATAATAAAATCAACCATGTGATTACTATTATATCCATGACCTCCTTCATTACGGCCATCCCACGAATCTATACAATCAAAACTGATTTTTTTACCACTATTGGCTATTTCTACTGCCATAAAAGCGGCACTTCTACCATGATATACTCCGACTTCTACAAAATGTGCAGTATTAATAGCTTCGCTTACCATTAAATTGTATATTTCTTGGTAATCAAACCAACCCTTAATATCAGTATAAAAATGATCCATTATGCTATCCTCCATAGACTCTATATTTAATTTGATCAATGAATTAACTAAACATACATGTTTTCTTTTGTGATTAGCTAAATATTAAGTTATGAAAACCAACACCTCAAAGCTTGACGACGTATTTGACGAATCAGTACAATATAAAATTCAATTTGTACGAACAAATGGCAAACTAAAGATGGTCCGCCGTAAAGTAACCCCAGCAGAGATTAAAGAACCTGAGAAACAATTGTTTCCTATCAGCAATGAAAGATCATAGAATCATGAAATCCCTAAAAGATTATTTACAAATTTCGAATTCAGAACCTAAAGTGGGTAATGATGTTGTGATGGAGGATGGAACAATGAGACCTCTTAAGAAATATGCACAGGTAGACTTAGCCGGTGCAGAGGGCTTGTACGAAACTAACATTGATCGTTGGAGTCGAAATGCTAAACACCACTTTGCTAAAAGTGAATTAGTATCAGCAAATGACCAACCAGAATTTGAAGAAGGAGATGTTGCGCTATACGAAGGTAAAGAAGTATCTATAAAAATTCCACAAGGACCAAAGAAGACTATAGGTATTATGCTTGATAATCATCTCAGAATGGTGCATCAGACTAAAGTAACTAAGTTAGAAGAAATGGTAATGGGCGGATTAAAGAGCGTTACTCCATTGAATCGTATTATGCAGTTAGCCGGATTAGAACATTCTGGATCAGTTGAGCATATTACTGAAGATGAAGTATTAACCGAAACTGATGCAGAAGGTATGCTAGCACAACTGGTAACTGCAGCACAAAACATGCCACAATATAAGAATAATCCGGACTCAGCGAAGTTGTATGTAATTGGAAGTGTGCTAAGTCAAATAGCTACTGATATCAATAACAATAAATTCCAAACTGCTGGGGCGCTAGCCAAAATGAATGAATTGCAACCATTGGGAGCATTAGGAGCAGATTTAATTAAGACTGCACAAACATTGGGTCAGGCAAATCCAGCGGCGAATGCAATACCTCAGGCAGCACCAGCTGCACCAATACAAGGACAATAATGCGATTTTTAGAAATAACAAGTGGATTGCGAGTTCCGATTAGTAACGATGAACAAGTTGTATTACAGATAATACGTGATCATCGCGATCCATTTCCTAAATCTAAACTTAATATTAGAGAAAAAGAGATCGCCAGAAACCTAGTGCATAAAGGTTTTGTTGATAGAGTATTGATTGAAAATAAGATATATTTCATTTATAATGAAGTGTAATGTCGATTAATATAAAATAACAGGAAATTGATATGATATTGATGACGCTAGATTTCCAGAAATACGAATTGAGGCAGAAAAATTAGCTAGCAAGCTTAATCAAACGTTAAATATAAGCTCAAACATCTGGTGGGTAGAAAAATCATGACCATAGTTTCAAATGAAAGTAAAGATGCCATGCAGCGAATTTTAGACGCAATTAATGGCAAACCTAAAGCATTAGCTCAAACTAAAAAAGAAATAGCCGAGGCAAATGATCCATTGGCTGATCTGGGATCCCCTGGTCAACCTTCAAGTCAGGCGATTAGTGCAATGGCTAAAGTCTTAAGTAGGCTTAATAACGTAACATCGCAAGTATTAACTGAGAGTGAATTTGATCCTCAATTAAATGAAGCCATTCATACAAAACGTATAGCTAACAGAGTAACAGTTGGTAGCTATGAAATTATGATTAAAGAAGATGAAAATCGAATTGCAGGAAAACAATTCTATGGGATATATCATAGTCAAAGTGGCGATGTTATAGCAGATGACATTACTTTATATGAAGTTGCTCTAACAGTTGTTAAGCAATTGAACAACGGAAAATATGTTAACTCAACTATAGTAAGAAAACTATTTGAAATGGATGACAAATATACGTCGCAGAAAATCTCTACAATTCAATATAAACAACGAGCGGTTACATTTATGAAAAAGGGCGATGCTAATAAAAGTGGAATATTTGAAAGCAGATATCAATCTAGTATTAGAAATTTAGGTGCAACTAAACAAGAAATTAAGAAACTAATCATCGAAAGTAAACGACTTTAATGACTATACAAATTACAGACTCTGCGGCCAATAAATTCAAATCTATGACTAGTGACCAAAATATGTTTCCCAGAATCGAAATAGTTGCTGGAGGATGTAATGGATTCGAAAAACGATTCTCTATGAGCAAACCTGAATCTGATGATGTTGTAATGAAATTACAAAATGATACATTCATAGTTTTAGACGAATACAGTTACGAAATGTTAGATAAGAGCGTTGTAGATTACAAGCAAAGTATAACAGGTAATTTTTTCAGTATAGAAATCCCTGAAGCAGTTAGTTCTTGTGGATGTGGATCTAGTTTTAGCTTATAAACCTTTCCTTTATGCCAGTCTGATAAATAAATATTAGCAATAAATACCCGATTCGGGAAAGGTTAATATGTTTATCAATACGTTTGAAAACAGCAATGAATATAAATTAAAGCAAATTCTGGCTACACTAAAGGACGTCTACGGTGTAGAGTTAAAACTTAACGAGCGTTCAGATGAAGACCTACTTGCATTAAGACAGAGTAGTGAAGTAGTCAAGAACAGCATCGTAAGTGAAAGTCAATTCAACACGTACAATACAAATCCAGAATATACTAAGAACATGCTTATTATGGAGGCTGTTCATCTATTCCTAACTGAGATAGCACCAAAGCGTACTAGAAAGACCAAAGTAAAAGAAAATGCGGTTCCAAGTACACCACCAAGTCAGCCAATAAAGCCAGCAACTACGGCAACTAGTTCCCCACAAACTCCTGGTACTTTAACAGTACGAAAAGGAAATGACACTAAGGTAATTCCTGCAGCTCAGCTAGCAGGATTACAAGCACAGGGTTATCAAGTAGTTGGTGCAGATGATCCAAATCAAGGACAAGCTCAAGGACAACCACCAGTAAGTGAAGATGATAGTAATGTATCATCTTTTGCTAAGGTACAGAATGATGCATTATTGAGTAAACACGGTCTTGACGTCCAGGATTCGAGTTTTAGTAATTACCCTCCTAATGTACGAGCAAAGCTTAAGGCTCAAAAAAAAGAACTTCTAAAACAATATGGACTCGCAGTAGATCCGGGTCCTACTGATATAAGAGATAATTCTGCCTTGATGGCACTTGCGGCAGAATTTGGTGTTGATCTTACTCCTAGAGGTATCCCTTCTAACAGTAATGACCTTGCGCCAGTTGTTAAACCAAATAACGTTGCTAAATTTACTGGTAATTCAAAGCCAATAAATCCGTCAGCAAAACCTAACACTGACAATGTTACTAAGTTCTCACCGACTAAGTTTTCTGGAGTTAAACCCGACCAATTTGAGGGCGTGCGAGGACCAAAAGTTGCAGATAGAGGTGTGTCACGTAAAAAATTAGACACAGATCAAGGTCGAGGTTTATCACTTACACCATATAGGCAGCCTGGAGAAAAGTTTAAATCAGAGTTAACCGCAAATGCGGCAGGCCCAGTTGTTGATTTTATGAACAAAGGTGGTAAAGTGACTAAAGTTGCTGCAAAAAGTATGAAACTCCCAGCAAAGAAGCCTGAAAATACTAGTTTATTCAATCGATATGGTATTACTTCGGAATCTAAGAAAGTAAATGAAGCAATACAGTGGGATGCAACCAAGTACCAAGGTCATGCAGCATTAAAAGCTGAAATAAATGGTAAGACAGCTTATATCACTGCTAAAGATATGGACGATCTAGATGACGACGGAATGAAGCTTAGCCGAGAAGGCGCTCAATATGTTGCTTATGTTGACGGAAAGAAGATTTGCAAAGATAAATCAAAATCTGTCGTAAAGAAAGCAATTATGGATTATGTAAAAAAGAAGCCAGTGAAAGAATCATTGGACCTAGAAAAAGATTATCAAGCAAGTATGGCGAGAGCAGAATTGTATCGTAATACAAAATATGCAATGGAAATGATGAAATTAATTAGACCAGACGACAATGTCCAATCTTGGATATCATCTAGTTTAGTTAAAGCTGCTGATTATTTAGAACAGGTATTCCAATATATGGATTATTATACTAAATTTGAACCAGAGCAAATGTCACCAGAAGAGACATCATTGGATGTAGCAGACGTGGCACCAGAAGATACAGGGTTAGGTGAAATGGATAGTTCAACAACAGGTGAACTTGCCCGAGAAAACCTATTACAAATAGTTGAATATAGTACAAAGTTATTCAATATTTTAAAACCTGGTGATAAATTAGAAGGCTGGGTAGCAATGAAGCTAACTAGTGCCAGTAACGATATAAGTAATGCTAAGCATTATTTAGACTATATCCAATTTGAGAAACATGCATCTGATCATATATCAGATATGGAAGGACCCATAAATGAGAAAACTGCTATGATTAAAGGACAAACTAGAAACAGATTAAGAGAAACAGATTCAATAGGCCAGATGCTTATGAAGATGATGGTAACAGAAGACCAAGACTTGGCACAAGCACAAGCATTACTAGCTGCTAAAAGCTTAAGTGATGATTTGTTAAGTATGGCTGAAAAGATTTCAAAGATGAGTGTCGACGACCTTATACCATTGGTTGACAGCATTAGAGATCAATTTGGTCCAGAAGCGGCTGATTCATATAGTTCAATGATGAAACAATCACTTGAAGCTTTATTAACTGCGGTAACTGAAGCTAAGACGACTAGTGACAATGCTATCACTCAACTACAAGGTGGTGAGATACCAGGTGCAGGTGGAGATTTGGGTGGTGATGCCGGTTCAGCACCTCCAAGTCCAGATGACTTAACAGGCGGAGACAATATGGGAACTGGTGGTCCAGCTATTGCACCAGAACCACAGAATCCACTTGGTAGAGTTAGAAAAGACGAATTAGGTGAAGCCTGGAAAGCAAAAATGAATACCCCTGAAAAGAAGAAGGGTATGTGGAACGGTTACACTGTTGCTGAGCTAAAGGCTAAAAAAGCAAAGCTAATGGACAAAGAAGAGCGTACCGCTGCTGAGCAAACCAAAGTTAAAGAAATTAACTTTGCTATCCGCGCTAAACAAAAGAATAAATGGGGTGCTGTTAAGGAATCAGATTTCGTAACAAATCCAGATAAAGAAAATGATTATGCTAATATAAGAGCTCAAAGTCCAGGATCTAATAGTAGAAATTTAGGTGATAACCCTGAACTAGCGGCACTAATGAACAAATACGGAGTTAGTCAAGGACCAAAAGGCAATGAAGAAGTAGACGAAACTCCCGATCAGATGCCAACCAGTAGTAAGGAAAATGACTACGCCAAGATACGAGCACAGAGCCCTGGACCAGATAGTCGTGATGTAAGTAGTAACCCTGAACTAGCGGCATTAATGAACAAATACGGAGTTAGTCAAGGATCAAAGGTAAATGAATCTGAAGATTCAACATTTAAGCCTAAGCAGACTCAGAAGGCAGAAACACCGCCAGTTAAAAAGAAGGAAGGTGGTTCTGCTAAGGGAAAATTTGCTACATCACAATTACAGGAAATTAAAGCTTTTTTAAATGATAAAATATCTTACAACAATTTGTCATTGTCATTACGTGAAAAGCTAGAATCAATGTATGGTGTATCTGATTCTGATTCAGGAAAAGGTGAAAAAATTCATAGTAAACTTACTAGCGCAGTAAACAAAGGTGACTTCGGCCACAGCTTTGTTGGTTATGTACGAGAAGGTACTTTAACTGAAAAGAAGTTAAAAGCAGTTTGTACTCCTCGTAAGTCAGCCGAAGATCGAAATAATAAGATGTCAGAGTTTGATGTTCGCAACATGAAGAGACCGGTAAAGAAGGATACTGATAATATCAAGCTTAAGGAAGAAGAAAAGGCAAAAACTAAGAAGGATAAAGAACCTTTTAATAAAGCTGAATATTTTGCTAAGAAAAATGCTGATAAGAAGAAAAAAGAAACTACTAAGAAAAAGGTAGATGAGTCAGCACCTCCAGGTAAGAAGGCACAATCTTTTATTAAGGATAGTAAATCATCTTTTAAAGAGAAGTACGGTAAGAAGTGGCAGGAAAGACTTTATGCCACTGCATGGAAGAAGTTTGGCAAGAAGGATGAGAGTTATGTAAATGCAGCAATGCAATTAGAAAATAACAAATCGGCCCTAGCTAAACTTGAGACCGTGTTTGGAACACATAAAAAGGTCTATAAGAGCATGGTTAATGAAGGTAAAGCCGACGATCCATTGAATCTAGGTTACGGATTAGAAGGTGAATTGCTTGTTAAGCAGATGGGTGATGTTAAATCAACTATTACTAAGCTAGCTGAGATGATTAAGAACGAAGTCAAAGCTGGTGCAATTGGATTGATTTTAGCAGAACAAGCTGCTGATAAGATAAACACAATTTCGGCTGCTAAGACCGTTGCTCCTTGGGGAGTTGCATGGAAGTCTGCATTAGGTAAGAGTCAAGCAAAGTTTTTTGAAAGCAAATCCGATAGAGATTATTGGGTAAGCTTAAAGACTCTTAGTGAATCTAAATTAATTGA